AACTGGTTCATATAACTCCGGTTCACCTTCGGATTCTCCGCAAAATACAGCCCCCAGCCATACGCCTGCGCTCCTTCCCCCTTGCCCATGAACGCCGTATCAAACTTCCGGAAAGAATGCGGGGAAGCATGCAGGGCGGCAATGGAAAACGTCACCCCCGGTTCCGTAATCACCGCGTTGCCCGCCTCAAAATGGCCGTCCCGGAACAGGCCCTGTTCCTGTGCCGAAACAATGGAAAACGTAATATCCGGATTCTTCGGGTCATACGTCCCCCGGTTCTGCGCGGCGCTCTTCACCTGTACGGAATCAAAGGCCACATAATCCGTAGAAGCAGGGACATTCTCCTGATCATTGAGACCTACATCCACGATATTCAAAGCAATCACCCCATCATGCCCACTCTCCTTTGCCTTACTGCACAAAGCGTTGATGTCGCCACCCTTTGAAGAATCAAGCCATGGCCTCCCTTCAAAATCCACCACCAGCGGATTCCGGACATTCATGAACAAGTCATAAATGCCGCCTTCTCTGTAAATCCCCCAGGAATAGCGCGGGTGGCGTTCATCATTCGGATCCAAAATCACCTCGTCTGCGTGGCCCCCGTAATAATCCGCAAAACTTACCGCTATCTCCCGGTTATCATTAGCGAATATCGTGCCTGCCGGGGCGCCGCTCTGCTGTCTCTGCTTGCCATCGTTAAAAGAAGTAAACCATTGATGGCTCCCATGATACACCACCCTCGGCTCCCCGTTCTCGTCCACCACCTTGGAAGCGTTCTGCGGGTCATGCTCCCAATCCCCAAACCAATTCTTAAACGCCGCCGTGCGCACGGCAAGCCACTGGTCTTCCGTCAGATTCGTATTCGCTCCGTTAGGTGCCTTCATGAACGTCCCGTCAGCGACCGCCTTCTTCCTGACAGCCGCCTTTTCCTTCTCGACAAACGAACGATAGGAAGATAAATTACGGGTAGAAACCCCGTCCTTAAAGGGTGTAGGTAGGCGGCCTTCCCGGCTAGCAGCTCCCCTAGCGGCGGGGTTTTCTATAGTCAATTCCAGCGTGTAAAGAACGTTACCTTCCTGTTCCTTAACGTATTTGATTGCTGTAACATTAACATCAAACGCTCCTATCCCTCCAATATCTACTGTATTGAAAAAATGATAGGCTCCGGCTTTTGACGAATCTTGTTTATACGCCTCTTCAAAAAATCCATCCTCCGCATTCTCAAACAACTCGTGAATGCGGGCCGCAGCCGTATAATGAACCCTCCGGGCCTCCTCCGCGGAAAACCCAAGCGCCTTCAAATTCGCCACGGACATCTGGGCCGCCCCGGCCTTGCCCACCGTCTTGCCGGAAACGCGCGCCTCAATCACGGCCTGGATCCCCGTATTCTTATTAACGAACACCTTGCCCTGCAACGGCTTCAACCTCGCCCGCATCTCGGCGGCGGTAGTGATCACCTCCCCGGAAGGAATGGACACCAGGGAAAAATTCGCTGCGGGAGCCTCATCTTCCGCAGGGGCGGCCCCCCTCGCCAGCGCCGCGTCCAGCATCCGGCTCACATCCTGGGAAAGCTGCAACATCCCCGTATCGGCGGAAACCGCCTCCTGTTCCGGCGCCTCCAAAGGAAGAACCCCGTTCTCCCGGTCCACCTCCTCCCGCGTCTTCACCCCCAGCTCCACCATCACGGCGTCATTGGCCTCCTTAATCAAATCCTCATGCAGGCCGAAGTTCTGCCATCGGGCCCTCTGTGCCTTCAAATCCTTCACCACCGCCTCCAGCGCGCCGGCATCCCTCACATCCACGCCATACTTCCTGGCCGTCTCCGGGCGCCTGCTCGCCCCGCTGATAGAAGAAATCTCCCTCGTCAGCTCGCTCACGCGGGCGGCGGCGTACTGCGCCAGCCTTGCAAAATACTCCTCCGCGTGGGAATTGCCGAACAAATCCGTCTCAAACGTCATCCCGGCCGCCTCCGCCAGCCCGCGGATGCGGTCCATATTCGCGGCCACCTGCATCACGGCAAAAGCCTGTTGCCAGCTCTTCCCCTCCATCAGGGCCCGCAGCCCGGCCCGCTGCACCTCGGTCTGATTGCGGAACGCCATCGCCACCCGCCAGGCGTCATCCGGGGAAACCAGCTCATTGCCCAGCGCGTCCAGCAAATCGGAACAGCCGTACATGCCCAGTTCCACCCCGCGCCGGGACTGTCCCTTGCGGAAAATCCCCCTCTCCACAGCCTCCTCCTTCGTCAACCCTTTCTGGCTCACGTACCGGGCAATCTCAAACAGGGAAGCCTGCCCGTCCCGGATATTATTCTCCACGTCATGCGTCTGCGCCCAATCCAAATCAAACCCGGCCGCCTCATCATACACCGTGCAATTAATATCCTCATCCGTGCAGGCGTTAAAACGGTGCCGTCCGCTGATCACCTGTAAAGAACCATCCTCCCGCCGCCACACGGAAATCGGCGCGGCGTTGCGCTGCCACGCCCCCACAATCGGATTCACCACCCCGGTCTGCTCATCCGCGCCCTGCTTAAACTGGGGCACATCCGGGCAAAGCGTCAGCTTATTTTTATCAATAAACCCAAGGCGCACCCCCTCCTGAACCTCAATAAACGCCCCGTTAAACACCCCTGACCCATCCGGCTCGCCCAGCGCCTCCACGCGGGCCTGCTCCCGCTCGCGCCGCGCCTCCTGCGCCTCCGGGGAATTCTCCGGCGCCCGCGCCTCATCCTCGGCCTCCTTCCGGCGCTCCTCATCCTCCTTCCTGCTCTCCGCCAGCTCATCCTCCAGCGTCCGGGCCTCCGTCGCCACGCCCGCGCCAAACATCGCGTCCAGCTCCGCCTGCGCTCTGGCCCGCTCCATGGACAACTCCATCAAATCCCCCTGCTGGTCCCGGTACAGGGCATTCCCCGCGTCCAGCATCACCGCCAGCGCCTGCCGCACCGGCAGGGTAAACACGCCCTGTTCCTCCGCCTGGCGTACCATCTCGCCCAGCTCCACGCGCGCCTTGAAAGCCCCCAGGAACTTCACCAGGTGATTCAGCAGCTTCCGCAGCCAGGAGGGCAGGGAAGGATGATTCACCGCGTCCGCCAGCCAGCGGGAACGCCCAATCTTGGAAAAAGCCTCAATCGCGTCATGCCCCGTCACCGGCTTCCCGGCGTCCAGGTGAATAAACTGCATCTCCTCCCCACGCGCCTCCGGGAACAACTCATTCATTGCCCTCTGCGCCTCCTGGAGCATCGCGCCGAACTCGCCCCAGGTCAAACCCTGCTCCGCCTGCCAGGAGATGACAGCCTGTTCCATCGTTTCCTCCATCAAATCCTCCACCGTCGCATTCCCGCGGGCATACCTCAACACCCGGCGGAACGTATCTCCCCGGCGGACCTTCGTCACATAAGCGTTGGAAAACGGGGCATCCATGGCCGGAACCTTGAACTCCGGGTTCCGGGCCTGTTCCGTCCTGATGCGTTCCTGGGCTTCCTCCCATGTCTTCACAAGAGTTCCCAGCGGAAGATGCTCGCTCAACGAAGCATCCATGCGGTCGGCGGCATCCTCATAACTCACCCCCTCCGCCTCCAGGGCGCGGATAGCGGCCATCGCCATATCCGCGCGGGCCTTCATCTGCCCCAACGTCTCCGGGGCAATCACCACCCGTTCGGCTCCGGTCTTCTCATCCGTCACTGTGCGCGTGATCACCTCCGCCGCGTCAAAACGCCCCTGGGCCAGGGCCTGTCTCACCGTCACGTCCCCGGCCAGCAAATGCTGCGTGTAGAGGATGTCACTCTCCACTTGCTCGCTCACAAACGCCTGTAAATAAGCCGTCATCTGCTCGCCGTCCATCAGCGTGTAAGAAGGGGCGTCCTCTTCCTCTCCCTCTCTGGAGACGGAAGCATCCTCCCGCGGCGCTTTCGTGCTGCGCGCTGGAGCATACACCCGGAACATCCCCTCCTGTTCCGCCGGCTCCACCCGCGGCACCATGCCGGCATCCTCGGCAGCCCGCCACGCGTCCAGCTCCCGCAAAGACTCAATGCGCTCCCCGGAAAGGCGTTCTCCGGCAGCCGCGCTCGCCCGCTCCAGGGAAGACTGCGGATCCTCCATCCAGGAATCATGCAAATTGGCAAGGGCCTTATTCAAAAAACCTTCGGCGGTCTTTTCCTCCCTGGCCTCCAGATACCCCTGGGCCGTGCCTCCCAACGCTTCATAATTCTTCAGGGAAAGCCTGAACTCCCTGGCGGCCCGGCTCAACTGGGAATAATTCAATCCGGACAATCCAAAACTGAACGCCAGCAGGGCAAGCCCCTGTTCCCCGGAAGTCATCTGGGAAAGCTCACTGGCGTATTGATCCCATGTCTGCTTGCCGCGCTCATCATCCAGCAGGGGATTGATGGCCGATCTCATTAAATAGCCGGCCGTGGGTTCCAAAATGCCTTCTTCCACCGTCCCGGCCACCCCTTGCAGCGCATACTGGGCCGCCGGACTGCCGGAAACCTGCGCCCTCACTCCGGCCCCCTTCTTGGTTCGGAGCAGCTTTCGGACTCCCTTGTAAAGAGGCGTTGCCCTGAACAACCCGTGAAACCCGATCATTTCCTCCGCCGCGTCCGCCGCCCCGAACCAGAAAGCGCGCTTCTCAATCTCGTCCACGTCCAGCCCCAGCATGTACCCTTCTTCACGCCGCCTTTGCATGGACGTATTCAGGCCAATGAGCGGTCCGGCGTAAGGAAGAAACCAGGGCGCCGTGTCCCCCGTCATGCTGCCCAGGTGGTAGCCCACCTTGCTTAAAGAGGAAGCCTCGTCGCTGGAAAAGTAATCATCTTCCCCTCCCTCAAGAGCGGTAGTCAGGGCGGAAAAAATCCTGCTGCGCTTTTGCTGCAATTCGCGGCGCTCCTGCTCATGGACTCCTGCCAACTCAAAAGCTTCCGCGTCGGACAGTCCCATCTGCCGGGCCTTGGCAACGGATACCTGTAAAGCCGCCGCTTTCATTCGGGCATCCTCATGGGAACGCATATTCTGCAACGCCCTTTCCAGGGAACGCTTCGTCTTCACCCCAGCCACCTTGCCGGTCATGAACAAGCCGGAAGCCATCTTAGCGTTCTGAATCGGCTGACCTGCCACGGCCATCACCCATGGATTGGAATTCTCCATCACCTCCTGGTATGCCTCATCCGCCCTCTTTTCCGCGTCGCCCATGCCCAGCCGGTCATGGGCCGTGCTCCTGGATCTGTTTCTCAACAAATTGCAAAGCATCATCAAGGCATCGTCATCATTCCCGATGATGCCAAACAAATCATCGGCAATGTCATCATGATACAGCCTGGAATCCTGCTCAAACGCTTCCATGAGGCGTACTCCGCGCCTGGCCTTCTCCATGCTCGCCACACTCACCCCGGCATGAAACAACGCCATTCGCTCATCGGCGGAAAGAGAATCCTGCTCTCCGCTCACGTAGCGGCTCACCACTCCATTAAGATCGCTGATCCTGCGTTCACGCTCCACGCGCTGGCGGTCTTCCCTCTCCACAATATCCTTGCCGCGTTCCGCAAAGTCCTTCCACACCTGTTCCGGGGAGACAATGCCCTTGCCCCACAAATCATGAGTATTCTTGTAAATCTGAAATCCAACATCTCTATCTCCATCTCCCAGAACTTCTTCCAACCACATACCCAGCATATAGGAACGATCTTCCTCATTAGCTGATTCAAGGCGGGAAACAGCATCTTCGCCCCAACGTTCAGCAATACGCTTCAACGCTTCCTGATCGTTTCTGCCTGCGCGCAGCAGGTTCATGACCATGTTCTGCCGGTCGCGCGCCTGTTCTCGTTTCCGTTCCTCCACACCCTTCATCAACATGGCCCCCTGGCGGCGCACGGAATCCATATCCCCCAACTGGGGATTGAAGGATTCGGAACCTTCTTCCTCCGCCGCTTCGGCATCCAGGGAAACCCCGGCTTCAAGACCGGCGCGTTCTTCCAGCCCATTCAATCCGCCGTCGTCAAACATCTGGACATCCTGCCGCCATTCGTCAACCAGCTTTGGAG